CTACTGGTCGACGAAGGCAATAGCACTTTTTTGGAGTGTATAGGACATGGCCAAAGTTCTGATTCCATATGTATGTAGCTTTGCGTGCTTTCTTACCTCATGGATTATTGCCGAAAGGACAAAGTATACGTGGTTCGTTTCCGTCTCAACGCGCGAGGCCGTGATTATTCTTCGCGGGCTTGGTAGTGTCTTTGCGTTTGCAGGTCTCATAGGTTGTATATTGGAGTACATGAAATGAACAAAGGAGGAAAATGCTAAGCGTGGCCTGGGAGCAACGTAAAACTGCAAGGGTCATTTATAATGCTGACGGCCCGATTGCGGTTTTTACTGGAGGCTATGACAACGAGGCCGTAGCAATGCTAAACGCGTCTGGGTATCTGCAGAAAGTAGTCACAACCAATCAAGGAGTTGAGTACATCTATTTGGGTTGGAAGCCCTATCGCATCAGTACCAAAAACGGACATGTCATAGCGGTTGAAGACTGGTCGGTTTTGCCTCCAGATGAGCCGCACTGGAGCCTACAGTTACATTCGGGGTACATGGCCATTCAGGGGTGTATTTGGAGTCCCTCGGAAGCTGAGGCGATAAGAAAGGTATTGAATTTGTTCTCGGGAAGTTTTGTTCAGGGCAAGGAGTAATATGGAGTACTGCCAGTTAAGCGAAGCATTCGATCTTTACGACGTTAGTCAGGTTGCGATTGGCTTTCCGCAGAATCTTGAGCTGGTTATGACGTTCAAGAAGAACGTGCTCGTTCAAGTCGTACTCAATACTCGCGAAGAGCGCATCGAACTTTCGACGTCGCAGTTGGAGGTTCTCGTAGATGCGTTTCACATGATCTTCGAAAGTCACCTGACTACGTCGGCGAGCCTTCCGGGAGAGCGAGCGTGACCGAGGAATTGCATTACGACCACACTCTGAACGAATACGCAATGTTTCCTGCAGGGGTGGGAAAGGCCTTTTATGTGGGATTAGTTCTTGAGGCCGCGTGCGAAGCCCATCCAAACGTCGCGCTCGTTCAGTGCTTAGAGCCGATTATGTTTCAATCGAAGATCGAATCGGTGCGCTTTTGGGTAGCTCGAGGCAAGCTGCACAACTACAGAGCATCTGCCCTCGAGACCGAGCTAGCGATCACCAGCATTTGTGCAATGCACCACATCTCATACGATGATTGGGAGGCCTTTAGAGTCGTATGCGCCGAGGGGGATGTTCAAAACAAGAGTGATTGGCTTCCGTGGTTCGAAGCGTATTTTTGGGCCCGGCGCCTCCAGAAAGAGGTTGCGCGCCCAAAAAGGGTGGTCCGAATTTTTGGCTGTCTAGCAAATGATTTCGTTGACGACCTTCGATGGACGCGCCCGTAAAGGAGTATGATGCACTATAAGGTGTCGCGTTATATAATTCAGATCTCGCGTTTCGAGCTTGTCTTCAATGCTACCTCTGCGGAGGATGCTCGACGGCAGGCAAGAGCTGCGGACACTTCGACGCTTCAAATTTCGAGTATTACGATGGCCGACCGTGTCGGGCAAGCGATTTTAACGCTTACCCCCGCGTTCGAGATCCTTGAGACGGCGTGCGATGCGGTCGAGGATTTTTTGAACGATCTGTTCGATACGCATCCAAAGGATTCCGACTCGTTATAGGGAGGCTCCATGCACATTACGGTTACTGAGCGGGGCACGTTTCGACGCTGTCGGCGGATGTGGGACTATAACTCCTTCAATCGCCAAAGCTTAGCCCGAGTGGTTTCAAAGGGGGCATTGGCGACTGGGCGCCTAGTTCACCTCGCACTGTCTGAATGGCTTCAACACCCTGAGGAGTCACTGGTCGAACTGTACATGCACTTTGCAGCTATGGAGCTCGAGGAGGTAAAGCGAAACTACCAGGCCACGATCGGCGTTCCGATAAGCGACTCGGAGCTCGGCGGCGTCTACGACGCTATCTCGACGGGCCATACTGTTGTTACTCATTACGAGGAGTATTACAAAAAGCCCTTGCCCGAAGGCTTCTCTCTCGTTGCGGCTGAGGTTCAACTAAGCGAACCAATTCCAGGGACAGAACACTTTCTCGAAGGCAAGCTCGACGCAATCGTACAGCATGCAAATGGATTGCAGTACGTGCTAGAGCACAAGACCTTTAGCGTCCCCCCAAGAGAAACCGATTTGCAAATGAATGACCAGTTCTTGGCATACGCCTGGATGCTTATGCGCCGCAATGGCGGGGGGCGCATTGGCGGAGTAATGTACGACGGCGTATCCAAAAAAGCGTCTTCCAAGCAGGGCCTCGAGGGATTGTTCCACCGCACGGTAATTATTCGGCCTCCAGAGGAGCTTGCGGAGTTTGAACGCAACTTGCAATGCGAGGCCGACGACATGGCCGAGGCGCGAATCTATCCGAATCGTCAGTGGAACGGCTGTTGGGATTGTGACTACGCAGATCTGTGTGCCGTACAATCTCGCGGCGAAGACCTCGAATACTTCAAGGGGCAGTTCTTCGTTCAACGTCAACGCACAGGAGCAATCACAAATGACAATGAGTAATCGCTTCGCGGGCCTGACCATTTTGAAGGCCAATGAAACAACCGACTGGGGGCTGTGTATGGCTATATACGGCGCTCCTGGAGTCGGCAAGACGACCTTTGCAGCAGGTGCTGCCGATTCCAAGTACGGTTCTCCGGTACTATATCTGGATATCGAATCGGGAATACGTTCCATCTCACATCGATCTGATATCGATACCATCCAGATCACGGCTTGGGCTCAAGTGAGCGCTTTCATCAACAGCCTTAAAAGTCAGGCCGAACTAAGGTGGCGGACTATCGTCATCGACAACATGAGCGAACTTCAAACGCTGACTCTCAAGGCGGCCATGGGCGACTCGGAGATGCCGCAAATTCAGCACTACGGTAAGTCGACGGCAGATGTTCTTTCCTTCGTTCGCACCTGTCGAGACATGGCGCGCAGTCGTGCGATCAACTTTCTCATGATCGCTTGGGAGTCTCCCGAGAAAGACGAGTCGACGGGTCTAATTAAGCGGGATATCGGGTTCACGCCTTCTTTGGCAAAGACCTTTCCCGGACTCGTCGATCAGGTTGGGTACCTCGTCGCAGACGACCGGGCGCCTTATCGACGCACTTTGCACTTCGAGCCATCTATTCGTACTGCGGCAAAGTTTCGCCGCAATCTGAGCGAGATCGCGGCCGAGATTCCTCTGACGTTCTCGTATGCCCTGCAGGACAATCCTCTTGCGGACCTCTTGGCCACCCTCGTAGGTGGGGAGTCATGGCCAAAGGATCGATATAAGGAAGCGGGACGAAAGTAGGAGGCGCCTATCGAACACTCGTAGTCGTGTCGTTAGTCAACAACATGCATTTGAAAGGAACCTAGAATGCCGCAAGTAGATTTTTCTGGCGTCGTCGAATTCACCCCCATCCCGGAAGGAACATACGATGCGACTCTGACCTCCGGAGAGGTTGTCGCAGAGGCAAAGACGTCCAAAAAGCCTTACGTCTCGTTGACCTTCACGGTTCTGAACGGTGAATACGCTGGGCGAAAGCTCTTTCGCAACTTCAGCCTCCAGCCCCAGGCGCTGTGGGCCTTCAAGCAGGCCATGGTGCGCCTCGGCGTAGATGGGGACACTCTGAGTAGACCGATGGAGTTCGACGAGCTGACCGCCCTTATTGCCGAGAATACGGGCGCGCAGTGTCAAGTCGACGTCGGGCTCCGAGAGTATCAAGGCGAGCTTCGCAATGAGCTCCGCAAGATCCTCGAACCTGTCTACTGATTCACCTCTTCGTGAGGGCCTTGAGATGCAGCTCCGCGTTCTATCGGAGCTGCATCTCGAAGTACTCGGCGACGACCCTCTACCGATGGTGTGCATCGTATGCTTTAGCGTCGAAGGCGAATGCTCCTGTCGAGGACCAATACTGTGGCCCCTAGACCACGCGATAGCATATCTATCCTCAAAACTGGAAAGATAGCGCATGGACACAAAGACGTTTCTGAGGACGGTTATTACCACTCCAGAAGGTTGGTTTTGTCTAGCCCATAGTAATGGTTCTCATTGGAAGGAAGAATGGTTTGAATGGCCGCGCCAGATCGATGAGATTATTGCAGAGGTCGAAGCGCGGCCAGAGGAGAACGTGTTCTTCTCGGCGCACCTATTCTCGCAGGCTAGCAGCCAAAAGAAGTTTGCACTTCCTTCAAAAACAATCCAGGCGGATCTCGATAACGCAGATGTCTTAACACTGCCAATCGTTCCAACGATTCTAATAGAGTCGAGCCCAAATAGATATCAAGGCTTTTGGGTACTTCAAACCGTTCCGGATCTAGACGTATTAGAAATTCTAAGTCGCAAGCTTACATACGCGATTCCAAAGTGTGATCGTAGTGGCTGGTCGATCGGACACCGCCTTCGTGTTCCTGAGAGTTTCAATCACAAGTACCTTGAAGGCCCGCAGTTAGTTCAGATCGTCGGCGCCAGTTTACAAACTTATGCAGTTGAAGAGCTCGAGCTTCTACCCGAAGCGCCGAAGCAAGCAGTTGCAGAATTTGACGATGAGTGGGTCGAAGGAGCGCATACATATACCTCCGGCCCTCTAGAACTATTAGAAAGTATTCGCTCTACGATTCCGCTACGAGTATACGTCCAATACAGTACCCTAGCGAAGGATCGCTCGGCTACTTTGTGGGCACTAATGTGTGCAGCCTTTCGAGCAAATCTTGATCGCGATGCAGTATTCTGGTTGGCAAAGAATTCGGCGAACAACAAATTTGAAAGTCTTGCATATCATGGTGATCGAGAACTTGCAAAGGACGTTCTCCGTGCAGAGCAAGTTGTAAAGAATCGAGTCACTGACCTTCGCACGGCGGTCCTCGAAGCGCGAAGGTTGTCGGGAATCAATGCTGAAAAAAGGCAGTACATTCAACAAATTGTTCTAGAGGCGATGCGCAAGGCCGGTGAATTCGTTAAGACGTCCGAAGACACTATCTGGTATATCAACCGCGAACAAGGCAGGCCGATGACCTTGTCGCAAAATAGTGAATACCTTCAAACCTATTTGGATTTGCAGTTTGGACTAAATGCAACTGAAGTCGAACAGTCGTTCGTAATCGCAGGAATAATAGCATACGCGCACTCACTGCCTCCTACAGCAACGGTTGCATCGTTGTGCTATTACGACTCTATTGCGAATATGATCTTGTTGCACACCGGTCGAAAGGATGTTATACGTATTACTATCGAAGGGGTATCGACGGTTACCAATGGCGCTTATGGAGTAATCTTTCCTTGGAACCCCGTAGTCGAAGCCTTCAAGCCTCGAGAGAGCGGCGTCGATTGGGCTCAAGAGCTTTTTACAGACTGTTTGACAAATGTTATTAGCTGCTCGAAAGAGGAGGCGTTTGCACTATTAAAGGTATGGGTGTTATTTCTCCTATTTCGAAATGCTGCAGTTTCAAAACCTATCCTGGCCCTATTTGGGCAGCCTGGAGCCGGAAAGTCAACGCTTTTTCGAAGAGTGTATGCCTTTCTATACGGTCCGCGAAAGTCGTTGGGCGCGGTAACAATTGCAGAGGATTTCGACCATTCTGTGGCAAACGACCCTCTACTCGTTTTGGACAACGTTGATAGTTGGGAGAGGTGGTTGCCCGATCGCTTGGCGCTAGCGGCTTCTAGCAGTGATATTACAAAGCGTAAACTTTATACCGATCAGGATACAATAGTTCTAAAGCGGCAGGCCCTAATTGGCCTCACAGCGCATAATCCTCGATTCGGCCGAGAGGATGTCGCCGATCGAATGTTGATTCTCATATTCGAAAGGCTGTCACATTTTCTACCTGAGGAAGACATCATAAGGCATCTTGTCGATGCTAGAGACTTCCTGTGGAGTTCGCTGATAGAGGACATAGAAAAAGTTCTGCGCGAGCCAATGCCTATGGCGATTGAGGTTCCTCAGTTTCGTGTCGCCGACTTTGCGCGAATTGGGCTTAGAATCGCACGAGCGTTAGGAATTGAAATCGATTTCGTCGCAGCGATCACAAGCGTCACAAAAAGTCAAAAGTCCTTTAGCCTTGGCGAAGAGCAGCTACTTGTGACGGCTATTCAAAACTATGTCCTTCATAGAAAGGGAGATGCTGAGTTTACAACGACGAGTGCTCTATGGACCCAACTCGAACTGTATGCGCCGGATCCTTTGTCCTTTACTAAACTATATCACAATGCGGTCTTGTTGGGAAAGAAACTATGGGCATTAAACTCAAGCCTACGAGAAGTTTTGGATGTTGAGTGGCGCCTCGGACCTGAAGGAACACGTCTCTGGAGGTTCGCGAAAAAGGAGCAGATCGATGGGTGAAGGAAAGTCCCGGCAGTTCATGATTAATATCGAGCCCACCCTGTACGAACTTTTGCAGGGCGTTCTCAATGCCGAGAATGTTTCAGCAAGCAGCTTCATGCGATCGTTGTTGGTTGCGGAGCTTAATAGGCGAGGCCTCTTGACGGAAGAGGTTATGCTAACTATTCTAGGAGTTCAAAAATGAAGATATCAGTGACAAAGCGCTTCACCTTCGAAGCGGCCCATCTGCTACCTATGTACGAAGGCCCCTGTGCGAATCTCCATGGGCACTCGTATGTCCTCGAGGTCACGGTCGCCGATATCGTCGGCAGTGACGGGATGGTTATGGACTTTTCAACTCTGAATCAGATCGTCAAACCCATCATCGGAGCCCTCGACCATTCGTTTCTCAACAACGTCGTAGAAACTCCGACGGCTGAAAATATTCTGCTGTGGATCAACGAAAAGCTCAAAGATGTGGGGCTTTGGGCAGAAATGTTGACCTTGTGGGAGACCGAGAACAGCTACGCAACTCTATTATGCGAGGACTCTGCGACATGACGCTCCAAGACGATCGAACTCTTGAGCTGAACGTGTCAGAGATTTTTGGCCCGACTTGGCAGGGAGAGGGCCCCAGTACGGGCCGCTTTTGCGCGTTCCTGCGATTGGCCGGGTGCAATCTTGCATGTCCGTGGTGTGATAGTAAGTACGCCAGAGTCGGACAGGTAATGACTGTTACTTCAATCGTGTCCAAGATTCTTGAAATTCCGACGCGTCGTCTAATTATTACTGGCGGAGAGCCGCTGCTTCAGCAGGCGGGTGTTCAAGCCGTAATCAATGCCGTGCAAAAGGTTCAGTTTGTCGTTGAGATCGAAACGAACGGAACGATTGTTCCGCAGCTTACGGGGGTACATCAGTACAACGTATCTCCGAAGCTCCTCAACGGCGCCAAGGATGTCGATGCTCAAGTCATTCAAGCTTTTCGACGTGCCGGCTGCGAGGTGTTTAAGTTCGTGTGCGGCACTGTACAAGATGTAGAGGAGGTTCGAAACCTAAACATTCGGCCCGAGTTTGTGTGGATCATGCCGAAGGGCGTATCGGTTGCGGAATTAGATGCTTCGTTGGCTGCAATTGTTCCAAGGGCCATGAAGTACGGCTACAATCTCACTGATCGGCTGCATATTCGCATCTGGGGAAATAGGAGAGGTCACTAATGGAGTGCAACAAAGAGCAAGTTCAGCTCGAGGCCCTATTAAAGGGCTCCTTCGGAACAGAATGCTGGGACGATTCGGCTCTTGACACCGCTCGAAGAGTTCTTGCATACTGGAATGAGTTTCATCGTACGGATGAGAGATTCGTCTTTACGACCTTTGACGCCGTTTCTAATCAAATGATCGTCGTTAAAGGCATCGAGTTCGCGAGCATGTGCAGCCATCATCTACTTCCCTTCTACGGCGTTGCGAACATTGCCTACATCCCCCACAAGCGCATGGTCGGCCTGAGCAAGATTCCGCGCCTTGTAGATTACTGGGCGCATCGACCTTGCACGCAGGAGGCGCTGACGGCGCGCATCTCTCATGACTTAAAAACACGTCTAGATGCGATGGGAGTTGCAGTAGTTATTGAAAGCACTCATACATGCATGGCGTGTCGAGGCATTCGTGCGACGCATGCATCGATGGTGACCTCGGAGATGTTGGGAGTGTTCTTAACCTCAGGAGAGGCCCGCGCAGAGTTTCTGGCCCTTACGAAGTAGGCGCCGTCAATGCCCGGCTTACTAGGAGTAATATGAAACTTGCAGCGATAATGCCTGAAGAGGCCTTCGATTTGGATGAAAGCGATTACAACTTTTGCTTCGCCGAGATCGCACTGCGCAATCCAAGATACGCGGCGTACTATCGCAACGCCGCAAAGCGTGGAATTGTAATAATGGACACCATGGTATTCGAACATCAACGTCCATTATCGACGCCAGACTGGCTCGACGCCATCGACATTGTTCGTCCGACTGTCACGATCGCAATGGACGTCATGCAAAACGCCGAAGAGACAAAACAGCGTTATCGACTACTGCGCCAGCTGACTTCGACTCCTTTAATGGCCGTCGCACAGGGCGCGACCTTCGAAGCCCTGGCGGATTGCTTCGAGTACTTTCTAGAGCGAACATTTTGGATCGCATTACCCGTTCAGGTTGTAGAGAGGCGCCAGGAGCGCTTTAAGTATCTCGACTTTCTACGGGCCGTCGGCGTCCCGAGTACGACGAATATCCATCTTCTCGGCGCTTCTAGAGATGACCTTCTTTGGGAGCGTAGCTATAGCGATCTTCGCTTTGTTCGCGGCGTCGACACGACGAAGCCTGTCGCTGCAGCCTTAAACGGTATTCGGCTACCTTCAGACATCGATGAGGCTACGACACGACCACAAGCGTACTTTACAACCCCGCGACAGCGTTGCATTGACGCTCAAGAAAAAATCACCTCGAATATTTCTTACTTGCGCTGGATACTTTAATAGGAGACGGTATGTCACACGTACACGGTCCACTTTGTCACCAGCAAGGTATTACCGGCTTTGGCGATCCCCAAAGCGAGGTGATGCTTATCGGAATCGCGCCCGGACGGGACGAGGTTGCTCAAGGAAAGCCATTCGTCGGACCTTCAGGACAGCTCCTGAATGCTATTTTGAGCGGTGTGGGGTGGAGTAGAGATAGGGTCTACTGTACCAATCTAATCTGCTGGCACAAGGACTCTCCTACGCCCGAAGAGATCCGTGCGTGCTTCCCGCGTCTGCTTGCGGAGATTGAACAAATTCATCCGAAGTTGATCGTTCTTTTCGGAAGCATCGTAACCGCCGCTGTGCGAGGATCTGAAAAACTCGGGCGCGGAGCGGTGCGCTGGTACCCTGAATATGGCGCCTATGTCATGTCCACGTTTCATCCGGCGGCGGTACTTCGAGGAGAGTCGGTTCTATTCAATGATATCGTTCGAGATCTTGCAAAGATACCGGAGGTTCTAACGTGGCCCGACGACGGATCTCGAAGCGCGGTCGCCTACGAGATAATCGAAACTCATGAGGAGGCTCAAACAGTCCTCGACTTCTGCGAAGGCAAAGAAGTAAGCATTGATGTCGAGACGGATAGTGCGCGAGACGAGAAGCTCGACGTCCTTGCCGATCGAATTCTTTGCTTCAGCATTAGTGATGGTGAGCATACGTGGGTTATTCCGGATCGCGCCGCGCAAGGGCTGCGGTGGCCTGATGCGCACTGGATATTTCATAACGGGTTGTTCGATACTCAAAGCATTCGGCAGAACTACGGAATTCAGCTTCCGATTTACGAAGACACTATGCTCATGTCGTATTCGCTTGACGAGCGTTCTGGCTATCACGGCCTGAAGGCCCTTAGTGCGGAGTACTGCGGGGCTGAAGACTATGCTGATGATATCAAGGGGTATCGAAAGGCGCATGCGTCTCCACCGGAGGCTCTTCTATACGAGTATAACGCTAAGGACGCTGCGTATACCTATCGCCTGTACAAGACTCTTCTCGAACTTCAGCACTGTGATAATGTGCGCGGCTTCTATAGAGACATTCTGATTCCTGCGGCTAATGCCTTCAGCGAGATTCAACGCCGAGGAGTTTTCATCGATCAGGAGAAGATGCGCGAGCTTGCCCTTGACTGGCTGCCGCGGCATTTAGAGATGGACGACGAGATCACGGCGCTGGCAAAGCTATATGGCTTTCCGGGCGAAATCAATTTGAACAGCCCCAAGCAGCTTTCGCATTTGCTTTACGACATCTTAAGGCTTCGAGGCGGCCCAAGCACTGCGAAGGCTATTCTCGAGACACTCGACCACCCGTTCGTGACGAAGCTATTGGAGTTTCGGCACCTCGATCACATGGTCGGCACTTACATCCTGGGCATCAAGGACGACATCAAACGAGATGGGCGAGTTCACGCGGATGTAATGTTGCATTCGACGGTCACTGGAAGGCTGTCATACCACGAGCCGCCATTGCAAACGATTCCTAAGCAGTACACTCTCGGCGATGACTATGGACGCCTCCGAAGCATCTTTGCAGCATCCGACAAAGACCACGTCATCGTTGAGGCGGACTACGGCCGTATCGAGATTTGGTGCGCCTACTTCGAAAGCGGAGATCCGCAACTATTATCCGACTTACAATCCGGGGACTATCATGCGCGGTCGGCTTCTATCATTCTTCGCAAGCCTCTAAGCGAGGTTACGAAACAGGACCGCTTCACTTCGAAGTTTGTCACCTTCGGGATCATGTACGGACGTGGCGCCGCAAGTCTGGCCGCCGGAGAGCTTAAGTGCACTATGGCCGAAGCTGAGGGCTACCTTGCAAACTGGCTCGAGAGGTATCCGATCTATCGGGAGTGGCGTGAGAACACGCGACGGCGGGCGGTTTCAGTGGGTGAACTAGTTGCTCGCACAGGGCGCAAGCGGCGCTTCGGAATGATTCGAGGTCAAGAAGCTCACAAGGCTTTGAACCAGGCGTTGAACTTTCCGCTGCAGTCACTGGCTAGTGATATTACTCTCACGAGTCTAACCGAGCTCCATTATCTGTTGAAGCCATACGACTCGCATATCTGTTTTACGGTTCACGACTCAATCATTTTTGAGGTCAGCAAACAGCACTACGATAAGGTACTCCAAATGATTCGAGATGTAATGACTCGGCCACGGTTCCCCGATATTATGGGTGTCGACATCGATATTGCTGTCGGCCCGAATTGGGGAGAGGTCGTGGAGATTGAATGATTCTCACAATCGATCCTGGAGTATCGATCGGCATAGCGATTCATATGCCCGCGGGCTATAGCACCTACGTCGCTCAAGGAGAGGAGGCTATTTGGGTCCTACTAGCGGAGTATCCGTGGAAGGTCGTCGTCATCGAGAACTTTCTGACCTCGGGACGAATTAGCAAGTATGGGCTTTATACGGTTCGCATGGTCGGCGGCGTTCAATCGATGTGCTATCATCTAGGACTGCAGCTGGCCGTACAGATGCCTGCGGCAAGATATCCATATGAATCGGCTGCCAAAGGCATGTTGAAGGCTTATCCTCATGAGGTTCATGAGGTGGCCGCATTAGCGCACCTACTTCGTTGGGAAGGCGATCACAAGGAGGTTTTATGGCTAGAGACACTATCGAACCGCGTTATTCATTGATTCCATTAGATGTGCTTCGACGAATTGCCCTGACCTTCGCCGAAGGGGCCCCCAAATACGGCGATCGTACCTGGGAGTCGGGACTAGCATACTCAGAGGTCATGGATCATGTCATGGAGCATCTTGCCAAATATTGGGAGCATGATGTCTCCGAGGATCATCTGGCAAAGGCCGCTTGGGGTCTAATCGCCCTGATGTACTACGACGCCCACGATCTCGCCGGCGCCAACAACGACTGGAGCGGCCAGTACATAAT